ACTTGCGCTTTTTCGAAAACATTATACAATGATATTGTGCCCAAAAGCAAGGGGAACAAAATAATTATTTATTGCCATATATTTCCGGTTCCGCGGTTTTTTGTGTAAAAAACCGCTGATTTTTTTATTTGGTATATATGGGAGTGCTTTTTTCGGGCCGAAAAAGAAAGGACCGAAAGTATGAAACCCACGCGGAAAGGAGGCGGCGCGGTATTCGTGAGTGCTGGGAAGACCTGATCCAGGCGATGGTGGCGCAGGCGGCCGTGGACTACGTGAAGGCCCGGGCAATCCTCGGGCGGAAGAGGCGGCGGAAGCGCGGCGGGATTGCGGAGCGGATCGGCGAAGTGGAAGGCTTTTTCCGCTCCCGGTGGTTTGAGGACCTGACAGGAATGGACGGGGAAGAAATGATCAGGCGGCTGAAGGAGGAAAAGATCGTATGTCAGTGGATGAATACCTGAAACAGGGACGGATGCTGGACCAGCGGATCCGGTACCACATGCGGAAGCTGGAGGAGCTGCGGGCGGCTGCCAGCGCGGTTTCCGCGCCCCGGCCCAGGCAGGATCCGGTGCGGACCTCCCCGACGGGGGAGGCGCCGTTTGTCCGGACGCTGGAGCGGATTGAGGAGATGGAGGAGCGGATCGACCGGGAGATCTGCCTGCTGATGGAGCTGAAGGAGCAGATCGAGGACATGATCCGAAAACTGGACAGCTGGGAATACCAGCTGGTGCTGATCTACCGGTACCTGGAGGGCCTGACATGGGACCAGGTCGGGGAAAAGCTGACGGCAGGCAGGACCACGCTGAAACGGTGGCACACGAAGGCGCTGTCGCTGCTGGAAATGCCGGAGGACCCGATTTCGATCAAAGTCGGGCCGTAACGGACCGGAAAAGACCGTTTAGGACCGGGACGGACCGCCCCTCCCTGTGATATGGTACACTCAGGAAAAACAACGGACAGAAAAAGATGACAAAGCCGGTGAAAGGTGTTATACTGTAGGCTAAACCAATGTAGAGACATTTCGCAATATACCAGACTGAGTGCCCGGGGGCAGCGATCGGCGGCGGTTCGTCCGCCGGCCCGCGGGCGGGAAGGGGAAACCGTGAAAGCGAAAATCAGATGGCTTTCGGCGCTGCTGGCGATGATCACGCTCCTGTCCGGATGCCTGTGCGCCTCGGCTGAAGGCACGCCGGGGCTGGACGTGGACCTGCTGATTGCCCAGGAGGTAGCGGCCCGGCTGAGCCTGAGGGACAGGGACGGCAACCACATGACCGTCCGCAAGGATCCGGAGCTGAAGAGCCGCGGCGTCCGCCAGAAGGGCGACCCGGAACCGGACTATGTCGGCGTGCTGGGCTATGTGGCCCTGCAGGCGGACTGGGAAGTCACCCGGTTCAACACCTTCACGCAGACCCCCTGGCAGCTGCCCTTCTACAAAAAGAAAAAGGACGGCAGCTTCGTGGTGAAGAGCGCCATCAACCACAAGACGCCGGTGCTGGTGTTTGAACAGGAAACGGTGGAAGGCCTCGGCTACGTCCTGTACGGCTACCTGAAGGTGATCCGCCTGGATACCGGGGAGGCCGGATGGATCGACGTGGGGCAGTTTGTGACCCTGCCGTACTGGACCCTGCCCCTGGAGGAGGCGTACAAATACGGGTTCTGTATCGCCGCCTACCGGGAGCGCAGCCGTTACCTGCCCATCGACCGGAAGGGCCGGCGCGGGCCGCTGCCGGATGACATCCGCGTACTGATCTGCGACCAGACCACTTCCTTCCGCATTCCCTCCCGGGACAGGGCCAACAACCCGGTGCTGGGCATCATCTTCCGGAACAAGCAGGGGTCGCAGAGCTATTACAGGACGTTCCTGCGTTTTAACGAGGAGGACCTGTCCCTGGTTTACTGAGCGGGAAAGAACGCAACACATTCATTTTTTCAAAGGATGGAATGCTGCAGATGAACAGAAAAATCCGCATGACGGGTATCGGCTGCCTGATTGCAGCGGTTTTGCTGTGCCTGGCCGGGGCGGCCGGCGCGAAAACCTTTGACACGATCTGGCAGTACGAGGTGCTGGCGGACGAGACCGCGATGATCACCGGATACGGCGGCAGCACGGCTGACCTGGAGATTCCTGCGGCGATGGGGGATTACCCCGTGTCCGCCATCGGGGACGGCGTTTTCCAGATGAAGCGGAAGCTCCAGACCGTGAAGATTCCCGAGGGCGTCAAGTCCCTGGGCTCCAAGGTCTTTTCCTCCTGCGACAGCCTGGTGAGCGTCAAACTGCCCAACTCCCTGGAGAGCGTCGGCAACCGCACCTTCTCCAACTGCAAGGGCCTGAAGCACATCGAGCTGCCGGCGGGCCTGGCTTCCATCGGGGCGAACCCCTTTGCCCTGTGCGACAATTTGACGGAGATCACCTTCAGCGGCGACAACCAGAACTTCGAGGTACGGGAAGGCTCCCTGATCGAAAAGTCCACGAAGCGCCTGATCTGCTGGCTGCACGACGCGAGCAACGGCCGCTACCGCATCCCGGACGATATCCTGGTCATCGGCGCCAGCGCCTTCCAGGAATGCGGCGAGCTCAACGAGGTCTTCCTGCCGGAGGGCCTGGAGGTGATTGAGGAAAGCGCTTTCCGCGGCTGCGTGGACGAGGAGAATAAAACCGGCATTTCCGCCATTAAGCTGCCCTCCACCCTGAAGGAGCTGCAGAACCGCGCCTTCGCGGACTGCATCATGCTGCAGGCGGTGGAAATTCCCGAATCGGTCACCCACCTGACGGGCAATCCCTTCGTGGGCTGCACCAGCCTGATGGGCATCCAGCTGCCCGGCAGCAACCCGGTGCTTTCCCTGGACGCGGGCGTCCTGTTTGACAACGCGAACAAGATCCTGGTGTGCTATCCCTGCGCAAAGCAGACGCCGGAATATACCGTGCCGGACGGAACGCTGAAGATCGGCGACAGCGCCTTTGAGTGCTCGCCGGACCTGCAGGTGGTGAACCTGCCGGATTCGGTGGCCGTCATCGGCGAATACGCCTTCAGCAACAGCTCCAGGCTGCAGACGGTGAACATGCCCGCCCGGATGGAATCCATCGGCATGTGGGCGTTTGAAAGCTGCAACGCGCTGCAGCGCATCACGGTGCCGGACGGCATCACGGAGCTGCACAACAGCGTGTTTGCCCGCACGGACCTGCTGGAGGAGGCCATCCTGCCGGCGGGCCTGGTCAGCATCGGGGACAGCGCCTTTACCGGCAGCAAGAGCCTGCGGCATATCACCATTCCTGAGGGCGTGACGGAGATCGGCGTATCGGCCTTCAACTCCTGCCGCCTGCTGGAGGAACTGGAGATTCCCGAAACGGTGGAAACCATCGGGTCCAGCGCCTTCTATGACTGCGAAACCCTGGGCCGCGTGACGCTGCCCCAGACCCTGACCGTCATACCGGACAGCCTGTTCTCCGGCTGCAAAAAGCTGGTGGAGGTCAATATCCCGGACAAGGTCAAGGGCATCGGCAACTACGCCTTCAACGAGTGCAACGCCCTGAAGGCCATCGAGATCCCCGGCAAGGTCAAGACCATCGGCGAGCGGGCCTTCAAGAACTGCACCACGCTGGTGGACATGACGCTGCCCCGGAGCGTGAAAACCATCCGCGACTGCGCCTTCGAGGGCTGCACGGCGCTGCGCAACGTCGTCATTCCCTCCAGCGTCACGAAGATCGGCGAGGTCATTTTCAACGAATGCGACACGACGGAGCTGATCGTCTGGGTGGAGGCGGACAGCAAGGCGGAACGGTACTGCGACGACAACATCTATGAGTATTCCTACTGGGACGGCTCCAGGCCGGACGACGAGGATGAAGGCGCGGGGGACGAAGACCTCTTCTGATCCCCCGGGGCGGCCCCGGACCTATTCATTGGCATCCATTGAGGAACGGCAGAAAAACCGTTCCTTTTTCTTTTGACTTTTTTTCGGGAGGGGAAAGCATGAACGCAGCAGCGGAAGCGGGCGGCACGCTGAAAGGGCTTCGCCGCGAAATGACACGGGAGATGTTTGAGGAGCTTGGCGCGATCCAGTGCACGCCGGAGGAAATCCTGGGGTATATCGGCACGACGGAGAAAAAGCTGTCGGCCTGGTGCCGGAAAACCTACCGGAAACCGCTGGACGCGATGCTCGGCATGATACGCCAGGACGGGCTGGTCGCCATCCGGCGGGCCAGCTTTGAGCAGCTGAAGAAGAGCGCCACTATCGTGTCCCAGCAGTATAACCGTTTCCTGCCCGGGGCCGGGGTATCGCCTACGGCCGACGCGGAGGCCGCGATCCGGGCACTGACCGCCGTCAATGTGCCGGAGGAAGACCTGGCCGCGCTGTACGCGGAGCCGGAAGAACCCTGAGGGAGAGGTGAAAGCATGGCATTCCGCATTCAGCCTTTTTCCCGGAAACAGCGGCAGCTGATCAACTGGTGGCGCCCCGGCTCCGCCTACGCGGACCGGCGGATGGTCCTGGCGGACGGGGCGATCCGCAGCGGCAAGACCGTGGCGATGATCCTGTCCTTCCTGACCTGGAGCCTGAGCTGCTTTGAGGGCGGGGACTTCATCCTGGCCGGTGTGACCTCGGGCGCCCTGCGGCGCAACGTGCTCCTGCCGCTCTTCGGCATGCTGGAAACCCTCGGCATTCCCCATGAGTGGAAGCGGGGCGAGGGCCGGGTACGTATCGGGAAGAACCACTACTACCTCTTCGGCGCGGACAAGGAGAACGCCCAGGACAAGCTCCAGGGCATGACCGCCTGCGGCGCCTACGCGGACGAGGCGGCGCTGTTTCCCCGGTCCTTTATCGACCAGATGATCGGCCGGTGCTCCGTGGCCGGCAGCCGGATCTTTATGAACTGCAACCCCAACGGCGCCTACCACTATATCAAGACGGACTTTATCGACCGGGCGGAGGAGATCGGCCTGTACCGGCTGCACTTCACCATGGACGACAACCTGACCCTTTCCCCGGAAATCCGGAAGAGCTACGCCCGCAGCTTCGCGGGCGTTTTTTACCGCCAGTATATCCTCGGGGAATGGGTCAGCGCTGAAGGCGCCGTATACCCCATGTGGGACGACGAGGAGAACACCTTCTCCCGGGAGGAGCGGGACGGGGAGGAACGGGCTTTCGCGGGGATGCGCCGCTTTGCCGCCGTGGACTACGGCACGGCGAACCCCTGCGTGTTCCTGGACGTGCGGGACGACGGGAAGAACTTCTGGGTCATGAACGAGTACTACTGGGATTCGGCCGCCCGCAGGAGGCAGAAGACCGACGCGGAGTACGCGGAGGACCTGGAGGCCTTCCTCGGCGGGGACAGGGGCGTGCAGGTCATTATTGACCCGAGCGCGGCCAGCCTTAAGGCGGAACTGCGCAACCGGGGCTTCCGCATCCTGGACGCGAAGAACGAAGTACGGGAGGGCATCGCCACCACCGCCGTGCTGATCGGCCGGCGCCGCGTCCGGGTGGAAAAAGAGAACTGCCCCTGCCTGCTGAAGGAGGTGCACAGCTATGTCTGGGACGAAAAGGCGCGGCAGAAAGGGGAGGAACGCCCCCTCAAGGAGCACGACCACGCGATGGACGCCCTGCGCTACCTCTGCCACACCCGCACCGACCGCTTCCGCCGGCAGTAGGAACGCCGCGGACGGCTACGCCAACGCGGCCGCCTTTCTCGGCGAGCGGTCCCCGCTGTTTTCCTCCGGCACGTTCCTGCGCTCCGGCCTCACGGCCGATCCGGAACTGCTGACGGCCATGTACCGGGAATCCTGGCTGACCAAGCGGATTATCGACATGCCCAGCGAGGACACGACCCGGGCCTGGTACAGGCTCACGGCGCCGTGGGCGGGGAGGAGCTGCATGCCCTGCGGCGCCTGGAGGCCCGCCACAGCGTGAAGCAGGAGCTGACCAACGCCCTGCGCTGGGCCCGGCTTTACGGCGGTTCCCTGGCGGTGATCGTGATCCGGGGGGAGGAGGACCGGCTGGACCGTCCCCTGGATCCGGAGGCGCTGCTGCCGGACTGCTTCCAGGGGCTGCTGGTGCTGGACCGCTCCATGGGGATCCGGCCCTCCCAGGAACTGGTGGAGGACCTGGACGACCCGGACTTCGGCCTGCCGGCAAGCTATACCGTGAGCCTGGAAACCGGGCCCCGCGCCGCCGTGACGATCCACCATTCCCGGGTGCTGCGCTTTGTCGGGCGGGAACTGCCGCGGATGGAGATGATCCGGGAGGACTACTGGGGCGCCAGCGAGATGGAGCATATCCGGGACGAGCTGCTCAAGCGAAGCGCCACCTCCGCGAACATCGCCCAGCTGGTTTTCCAGGCGAACATCACGACCCTGAAAATGTCGGACTTCGGCGAGGTCCTGGGCGCGGGCACGGACGAGCAGCGGCGCCAGGTGGAATACGCCATGGCGCTGGAGAACCGCTTCCGCACGTCCTTCGGCGTGCAGATCCTGTCCCGGGACGACGCCCTGGAAACCCATCCCTATTCCTTTGCCGGGCTGAGCGATATCTATGAGCAGTTCATGATGGACATGGCCGGGGCCGCGGAGATTCCGGCGACGCGCCTGTTTGGCCGCTCGCCCCAGGGAATGAACGCCACCGGGGAATCCGACCTGCGCAACTACTGCGATATGATTGCCTCCCTGCAGGAAAGGCAGCTGCGCCCGGCGCTGGAAAAGCTCCTGCCGGTCATGGCCGTCTCCTGCTGGGGATATGTGCCGGAGGACCTGGAGTTTGTTTTTGAGCCCATCATGACCACCAGCCCCGCCGAGCGGGCGGAGCTGGTGCAGAAACTGTCCTCGGACGTGATCGAGGCCTTTAAAAGCGGCCTGCTCACCCGGGAGGAAGCCCTGGCGGAGCTGAAAGCCCGCGGCAGCGGCCTCGGCGTCTGGACCGGGGAACAGCAGGCCTGTTTCCCTGTTTTTCGGAAGGAGGAATGAACATGCAGTACTACGGAACCCGGCTGTCGGAAAATATTTCCCGCAGGGAGCCGGAGGGCTACCTGCTGTGCCTGAATGTGCCGGTGGCCCGGTCCGGCACACAGGAATACCGGCCCGGGGAGCTCGGGATCAGCGCGGCGCCTCCGGACCTGATCCCGGTCTGCCGCCCGGAGGAGGAAGTCTTTTCCCCCGCGGCCATGGCGTCCTTTGAAGGCATGCCGGTGACCAACGACCATCCGCCCGACGGGGTGGATATTTTTAATGCCCGGACCCTGCAGAAGGGCCATACCCACAATGTCCGCCGGGGCAGCGGCAGCGAAAGCGACCTGCTCCTGGCCGACCTGATCATCACCGATCCCGGCCTCATCGAAGCCATCCTGGGCGGCAAGCGGGAAATCTCCTGCGGCTACACCTATGAGCTGTGCGAGGAAAACGGGCGGTATGTCCAGCGGAAGATCCGCGGGAACCATGTGGCCGTTGTGGACGCCGGCCGCGCCGGTTCCCGCGTTTCGATCAAGGACCACAAGACTGTTGAAAATACTGAAAGGAGCAAATGTATCATGAAGAAATCCCTGAGCAAAATCCTGGCCCGTATGGCGAAAGACGGAGACACGGAGACCGTCGCCGAGATCCTGGAGGAAATGATGCAGACGGAGGAGGGAGAAGCCCCCGAAACCCCGGCGGAGGAAACCGGGGCCGTCATCGAAACCCCGGCTGAAAACGGGGAAGAGGCCGCCGACGGGGAGGAAGTGACCCTGGCGGACATCGCGGCCCGCCTGGACCGGCTCATCGCTCTGCTGGCGCCCGCCGCGGACGAGGACCCGGTCACGGAACAGATCACCGAAGCGGTCGGGGAAGCTGTCGAAGCCGTCCTGGCTGAAGCGCCGGCTGTTGTGACAGAGGAAACCATTGAGGAAATCGTGGAGGAGATCGTCGACCCGGCGCTTTCTGCCGTCATTCCCGACCTGCCGGAGGAGGATGAGGATGAAGAGGATCCCGGGCAGGAGCTGATCTGCTCCGCGGACGCACTGAGGTCCGCCCTGAAGGCGGTGCGCCCGGCCCTGGCCCGGATGCCCCGGAAACAGCGCCGGCAGGTCTGTGCGGATATCGCCCTGCGCCTGAAGGGCATCAGGCAGCCCGCCGCGGACAGCCGGGTCTACGCGGACCTCGCCTCCGCCCGGAGAAAGCCTGCCGGCGATCCGGCGGAACTGGGCCGGCGCATCATGGCCAGCCGCAACGCGAATATCAGGAGATGAGCGGCAACGA